GTGGACAAGAGGCGTGTGCTTGCAGACTTTGTGCGGCAGGGGTTGTATCCAGATGATTAAGCACATATGTCAGTACTGCAAGAACACAATGCACATACCCAAAGAATGGTTGCTATATGCACACAAGCTGGTATGCTATGTGTGTAGCAATGAGATAAAACGTAAGGAGAAAACAGATGACTAACATATACAAACTAATCATGGACAGCAGACACAACCCACTGTCACACATACCTGACACAAACACACGGCACATGGTGATGCAAGTATTGGCATGGATGTGGTGCATCATATTCAGTATGTATCTGGGCAGCATTGTTGCCTTTGGTATCAGTGCCGCAATACATGCAGTTGTGATAGCAGGTGTGTTCATTACAGTGGGTGTATTTGAAACAGCCAAGCACAGGCCACAGTATTTTGGTGGGCTAGGTCGCGGCAATGGCGGTGAGCATGAATGAAGAACTGCCACTTGACCATGAGCCTAGTCTTAACCATTGGGCAAAGTGTATTGCCGATGATGACATAGCTACAGGCTATCATACAAACTGGGATTATGCTTACGAACAGGCGTGGCATTGGCTTGACGCTGAGTATAATTACAACTACGAGTATCAATATGGATAAACTATTGAGAAGGCTAGGACTAAAGGATGACTATGGTTACTGTGATACCAGCATTGTTGGGTTCATTGTAATCTGGTCTGCGTTTGGTTACATGATATATGTAGCCATAGGTGGAATGTTAGAAAGGATAATAGGATGAATAGATTTATTATTGACCATCACCCTGCGGCAATATCAAAGTCACTTTGTGACCAACACGTTGTCAAGATGCCATTGGAAGAAGCACAGATGCTATCAACAGCAGTGCGTCACCATGTCGGTGATGAATACGCAGATGCCAACGGCTTATACAAGAAAGTACATTTCAATCACCCCTGCACCATTTGGGCTAGGGAGTGTCGTGAGAATTATGTGTACGCAATTGTATTGCTAGAGGCTATGTCAGATGAATATACACATCGCTATGGCAAGGTACACAAATCATCTACACTGTTGCCAGCACTCAAAGCTGCTACAGAACACATACCTGCAAATGGTCAAGGCTTAACACCACACCCACAATGTTTTAGTGGGCATGACCAATTAAAAACAAATGAGTTGTGGCCTATAACTGCTTATCGCAGATTTTATAGGGTTGACAAAGTATCATTCGCTAGATATAACAAAGGACGTAATATGCCACATTGGATGAAAGGAGAAGTAGCATGAGCAAAAAGAAACTAGAGAATATGAATACGGATGAACGCATTGCTTATTGGGCGAAGGTTCGTGAGACAGAACGTAATGCAAGACAGGTGCGGCTAGACAACCTGACACCAGAACAGTTGCTTGCAGTACATAATATGTACAAACTATCTAAAGACCTTGTACAAGAAGCACTATATGGTGCTGGTGTTCGTTACATATACTGTGATACATTCAATGAGTTGGAAGATACTATTCAAGTAATAAGAGATCAGTTCAACATGGGAGATACACAATAGATATAATTATAGGACTACTAATATTCATTGTATTACTTGCACTTGACATTTCTTCAATGTAGTGATACAAAACAACATCAGTTAACTTTTAAGAAAGGAATAATACTATGCCATTAGATTTTACATACACAGCAGAAGAACTGCTACCTGAGAACCTTAACTTTGACGTTCAGTTTGAGCCAACCAAAGTGTCCGACAAAAAATATGTCATCAACGGTGAAACTGGTGAATACATCGGTGTTGTTGGAGACAGCTTTACCTGTGCCAGCCACGGTGATTTCTTTACTGGTGTACACAACACTATGACAGAAACATTAGGCGAAGATGAGTGTGAAGGGATGAACATTCGTTGGAAAGATGCACGTAACAATGCGTGGGTAATGATGGACATGGTGCTACCAAATGTTACAGCAGAAATTGTGACGAGTTGTCACGAAACTACAGTGTCACAACGTGTGATTGCATTGCATGGTATTGATGGTAGCTGTTCTAATATGGTTTTCTTTGGTGCAATTGATTTCTTTTGTACAAACGGCATGATTCGTGGTGAACATGACAAGGTACGCAGAAAGAATACATCTAACTTCAGCATGGATAGGTTTATTAGTGACCTGCAACACTCTAGGCAGTCATTCTATGCACAGTCAGAACGACTACAGCAGTGGGCAAGCATGGGCATTTCTCATGTCAACGTAAAAGAATTATTGGAATCAATTATGAAGTCTGATAAAGCTGCTGAGAAGATGTACACCTTGTACAACCAAGAGGTAAGCACTCGTGGTCGCAACGTCTTTGCTTTGTATAGTGCGTTCACTAACTATGCCTCATATGCTGATGAGCGTAACGGATTTAATCTGCGTAACACTGGCAATGACACACAAGCAATATCCATGTTCCAACGTGAACACAAAGTGTCGCAGTGGATTGACACACCAGCTTTCAAAGAATTGGTGGCGGCATAATGAAGTTGTCCAAACTCATAGAAGATTACTATTCTTCTTATGAATACAAACAGTTACGTGAAGAAACTAAAGTACAATATAAATACTTTTTGAACGTAATGAAGAACACACAGGTAGAGGGTAAAGCCCTCTGCCAGTACAACACAGATAAAATTACAACTAAGATGGCAAAGACATCATACAACGAATGGTGCGAGAAGGGCATATCAATGGCTAATCATGTTATGTCCACTACTCGTGTTGTCTTTAATCATGGCCTACGTGAAGAACTGTGTTTGCTTAATCCTTTCGCTAACGTGCGTAGGAGGACTTCTGAGAGGCGTAAGACAGTTTGGAGTAGGGAAGATGTACAGAAGCTATTGAGCGTAGCCTACAGCGATTTTAGCACCCGCAACATCGGTCTTATTGCACAGATGGCATACGAATGGTGTCAACGTCTTGGTGATATGCGTATGCTTACATGGGATAACATTGACTTTGATGCACAGACAGTGAGCATTGAACAATCTAAGCGTAGGGCAGAAGTATTTCTTCCTATTTCTGATGATTTGTTTGTAATGCTTATACAACAAAGAGAAGACTTTGGTTTTCAACCTTACGTTGCACCAAGACCTTACGCAATTAGAGGTGAATATAGACCTTATACAATACATAAGTTGCCTTTATTTGGCAGAGAGTTAATGGAACGGGCTGGACTTCCTAAAGATTTACGTCTATCTGATTTACGCAGGACGGGAACAACAGAAATGGTTGAGGCTGGTGTCGGTATCGGACAAATTATGTCGGTCACAGGACATGCTAACCCACAATCAGTAAAACCATACATAAAAAATACTTTAAAAAGTGCAGATTATGCATTGACACAGAGAAAAATGCATGATAAAAGCATTACCAGTGCCGCAAAGGAAAGTGTATAACATGTATAATATATATAACACTATAAGTGATTTAGACATTAGTAATGGAGAAACAAAGAGAATGAATTGTCCTAACTGTAATGGGTTTAAGACATTCTCTGTGACCAACAACATGGGTCACTTACTGTGGAATTGTTACAAAGCATCCTGTAATCTTTCAGGCTCTAAGCGTACGCACTTATCTGTGGATGACATACGTGCTAACTTCAGTAAAAAAGATAATAACGTAGAGGCAGACTTTGAGTTGCCCGATTGTGTAGTATCACATGGAAACAGAAAAGAAGTAATGCAGTTTTGTGATGATTGGTGCATACACGCAACTAATCTAAACCTTTTGTATGATGTAAAAGAAAACAGAGTAGTGTTTCCTATCGTACATAACGGCATTATGGTTGATGCTACTGGTCGTGCATTATCTGGCAGATTACCTAAATGGAAAAGATATGGAAAAAATGACTTGCCTTACTCGTATGGTTCAGGTAAGGTGGCTGTAGTTGTTGAGGACTGTGTGAGTGCCGCAGTTGTAGGCAGTGAGGTTTTTGTTGGGGTAGCTGTGTTGGGAACATCGCTGTCTGAATCACACAAGAGGTATCTCACACAGTTTTCAACGGCAATTATTGCGCTAGACCCCGATGCATTACCAAAGACCCTAGCGTTTGCCAAAGAATTACGTGGTCACGTTAATACAGTTAAAGTGCTACGATTAAATGATGACCTAAAATACCGCAACCCAACCGACATAAGTATGTTACACAACACAGGAGAAGAATTATGGAATTATCACTCGTAAGAAGTTTAATGGACAAAGGGTTCTACGATGAGCATCGTGGTTCAAGATGCCCAGATAGACTGTTCAGTAAAGATGTGCGTAAGATTAAACAGGCTATTGATACAGCTATGGACAGGTATGAGCGTAGTGTATTGCCAGATGAGATTGAGGCATTGTTTATGTCAAACAATCCAACTATGACTACAGCACAGAAACAGGCATACAGTTCTCTGTTTACACAAATAAAGAAAGAGCAGCCTATGGGCAGTGATGTGGCACAAGAGGTGCTATCCAAGCTGTTCCAACAGGTTATTGGTGAAGACATTGCTAATCTTGGTTTTGATTATGTCAATGGTTCTGAGTCCAGCCTTGAGCCATTACGTATATTGCTTGAGCAGTACGGTGATGACTTCACGCCTAACCTTAACGTGGAGTGGGATGACATTGACATGGAGACACTACTATCACGCAATGACCTAGAAGCACGTTGGACATTCAACATACCTAGCCTTACACGCAAAGTAGAGGGTGTTAATGATGGACACTTGATTGAGATTGGTGCAAGACCCAATACAGGTAAGACATCATTCCATGCTTCACTTATTGCTAGTCCGGGTGGCTTTGCACATCAGGGTGCTAACTGCATTATCTTGTGTAATGAAGAAGGTTATCACCGTGTGGGTGCAAGATATTTGACTGCCGCTACTGGTATGACTATGCAAGAGATTAAAGCTAACCCTAGCAAGGCTCGTGATTTATACCAACCTGTAAAGGAACGAATTAAGATTAAGGATGCTACTGGTCGTGATATGAATTGGGTGGAGTCAATATGCAAATCATACAAGCCCGACATTGTGCTACTAGACATGGGTGATAAGTTTGCAAAGGGTGGCTTTGCTAGACAAGATGAAGCACTAAAGGCTAACGCTATTCATGCCCGTCAGATTGCCAAGCAACATGAGTGCGCTGTCTTCTATATGTCTCAGCTATCAGCAGAGGCAGAGGGTAAGGTACTACTCAACCAGAGCATGATGGAAGGCTCACGTACAGGTAAAGCAGCAGAGGCTGACCTTATGGTGCTGATTGCCAAGAACCCTGTAGTGGATGGACAAGATGAGGAAGACACACAGCGTCATCTGAATGTAGTTAAAAATAAGCTGACAGGTTGGCATGGTGTGGTTCATTGTGAACTTGAGTACAGGACTGCAAGGTACACAGCATAATGTCTCAGATAGAAATGTTTGAAGTAGTACAAGAGGTTTGTGAAGATGGGTTAGTATGTATTAAGTGCGATATCAGACAGCCCGTCACAAACTTTCAGCAGATGTCCTATACTAAAACAGGTGAAGCAGAGATAAAGCGTACATGCCGTTCTTGTCAGAAAGGACATCGTAAAGTAATTGCTGATTTAAGAAAAGATAATATATACCCCCAAGACCCTGACTATCAGTGTAGGATTTGTGAACGTACTATTGATGAGGTAAATAAGTATGGACAGAAATTATTAGGCACATGGGTTCTTGACCACTGCCATGATACAAACACTTTTCGTGGTTACATATGTAAACATTGTAATGATGGACTTGGTGGATTTAGAGATGACTTGACAACTGTTATAAATGCTGTTAGGTATCTTGAACAACATAAGGAGAAGATAAATGAAACTAACACTTGATGTAGAAAACACTACAACTAACCGCAACGGTAAAATGCACCTTGACCCCTTTGAGCCTGAAAACTCACTAACTATGGTTGGTATGCTGAATGACAAGGGTGAAGAGCATTTAATATTCTTTGACCATAATGAGCGTGAGGCTACAACAAATGGTCACAACATTGTGCAAGAAGAATTAGACAAGGCTACTGTTCTTATCTGTCACAATGCAGCATATGATTTAGTATGGTTATGGGAGTCTGGCTTTAAGTATGATGGCCCTGTCTTTGACACTATGCTTGCAGAGTATGTACTACAACGTGGGCTAAAGATGCCCCTTACTCTGGAAGCCTGTGCTGAACGATATGAGTTGGACACAAAGAAACAGGATACACTCAAAGCATACTTTAAGCAGGGCTACAGCACTCGTGATATACCAGCAGATGAGTTAGCTGAGTACCTATCTGCTGACTTACATGCTACACAGCAGCTTTCTGACAAGCTAATGTATCGTTTAAATACACCAGATGATTCTGGTCTTATGGGTACAGTTACATTGTCTAATGAAATGGCGGCTTGTCTAGCACGTATATACACACGTGGCTTTGCTGTGGATAAAGATAAGTTAGAGGAAGTACGCAAAGAGTTTGAAGAGGAGAGAAGAGAACTTGAAAATGCATTACAAATACACGTTAGGAATCTTATGGGTGATAGCCCTATTAATCTTAATAGTCCAGAACAGTTATCTTGGGTAATTTATGGTCGTAAGGTTATTGACAAGACTGAATGGGCAAGTCGCATAGACCCTTATATGGATGACAGCGACTTTCGTTCTACAATTAGTATTGGTACTAGGCGTTTATATAAGACAGTTGCAGAGCAATGTTCAGAATGTTCTGGTACTGGTTACATCCGTAAGGTAAAAAAGGATGGCACATTATTTGCAAAGCCTAGTCGCTGTAAGAACTGTGACACTGTAGGTTTTATATTTAAAGACACACCTGAGTTTGCTGGGCTAAAGTTCAAGCCACCTTCAGCTAAATGGGCATCGGCAAATGGGTTCAGCACAAGTAAGCAGAATCTTGAAACACTTGAAGGTGCTGCACGTGCAAAGGGTATGCATGATGCTGTAGACTTCTTATCCAAGGTACGTAGACTATCTGCTGTTGACACTTACCTGTCATCTTTTGTGGATGGTATATCTACACACACAAAGCAGGACGGTAAACTTCATGTCCGTTTGCTTCAGCATAGAACTGCAACAGGCAGACTATCTGGGGCAGACCCTAACATGCAGAACATGCCAAGAGGTGGTACATTTCCCGTAAAGAAGGTGTTTGTATCTAGGTTTAACGGTGGTAAGATACTTGAGGCTGACATGGCACAGCTAGAGTTCAGAGCCGCAGCATTTTTATCACAAGATGGAGTCGCAATTGAAGAAGTATCTACTGGGTTTGATGTACACTCATACACCGCTAAAGTTATTAGTGAAGCTGGTCAGCCTACGGATAGGCAGACTGCAAAAGCACACACCTTTGCGCCCCTTTACGGGGCAACGGGGTTCGGACGCACACCTGCCGAAGCAGAGTACTACACACACTTCAACGAAAAGTACACAGGAGTCTCAGCTTGGCATACCAGATTGGCTAAAGAAGCTGTAACAAAGCAGAAGATAAAGATACCTTCTGGTCGTGAGTATGCTTTTCCTGATGTGGTACGTAAGTCATCTGGTCGTGTCTCACACTTCACACAGATAAAAAACTATCCAGTGCAGGGATTTGCTACAGCAGATATTGTGCCACTTTGTTTGCTACACATAGAAAAACTGCTTGACAGTATGCAGTCATGTATAGTAAATACAGTACATGACAGTATTGTAATTGATGTCCACCCAGATGAAGAGAGAGAAGTAATTGATGTAATAAACAGAACAAACAATGAGTTATCAGACTTAATTAAACTAAGATGGGGAGTTACATTTAATGTACCCCTTCTATTAGAATCAAAAATAGGAGAGAATTGGCTTGACACAAAAGACGTTATCTGATATAACTACTGGACTTTCAAAAAACATAGGAGAAAAAATATGACACAATTAACAACAATTGATACCAACAATTTTGCAGTTATGGCTAAAGCTATGGGCATTGCTGCAGATGCAGAAAGTAAGGGGGCTGGTGGCTCACTTGCTCGTATGCGTATCAATCACACACCCATAATGGGGCAGACAGAAGTGAATGATAAGATGGTAAATATGGAAGTAGTATCTGGCGGCACATACCGTTTAGATGTTCCAGATGGGCCTACCTACTATGCTAACTCTGTAATTATTCGCCCTTACCTACAACGCTTTATGTACAAGCGTTTTGTAAAGGGAAATGACAAGACACCAAATCGTTTCATTAAGAGTTTTATGACAGATGATTCTAAGATGGAATCTGACCTGAAGGACGATAGCGGTGGCTTTAACTGCGGTAAAACTGCTGGTTACATCAAAGACTTCAAGGCACTACCAGATAAGATGCAAGATTTAATCAAGCAGATTAAACGTGTACGTGCAATATTTGGTACAGTAGATTTTGTAAATCCTATAAACGAGCGAGGCGAGGATGTTGAGTTAGACACTACACCTTTCATTTGGGAGATTGATAATCGTGATGCATTCAAGATTGTTGGAGACCCACTAGCAAAGTTGGCTAAGATGAAACGTCTACCTGTACAGCACAATATTACCTGTACTACATTAGAACGTAAGTTACCAAATGGTGGTTCATTCTATCTTCCATCCGTGTCTTTGGATATCACTAACAGCCTTGACCTAACTGATACAGAACAAGAACTTTTTGCAGACTTTATGAGTTGGGTAGATAACTACAACACATATGTTGCAAATGCATGGTCAGATAAAGCAAACTCTAAAATGGATGAAGACGATGTGGATGTTGTAGATGGCCTTGTTGATATTGAACTTGACGATGAGGTAGCCTAATGAACCATCCTGATGAGTTGGCGTTGCATCAATACATGGAAGATGCAGTAGCTGGAAAAACAACCATGTCTGCTGAAACCATTGAACAAGTGGCATCTGATGTAAAGGATGCCATGAAGCGTCAATTCAACAGTATGGGGCGTAAAGGTGACTTCAGGTTACGTATGTCTAACATAGGCAGACCTTCATGCCAGTTGTGGTATGAGAAGAATAAGCCTGAAGTTGCCACGCCTTTACCTACAACATTTATTATGAACATGATGCTTGGAGACATTGTTGAAGCTGTCTTTAAAGGATTATTAAAAGAAGCAGGAGTAAAATATGAAGATAGCGAAACGGTTACTCTGGAGTTGTCTGATACTAGCATTAATGGCACATATGATATTGTCATTCGGGATGCAGTTGATGATATTAAATCAGCTTCCAACTGGTCCTACACAAACAAGTTTGAGTCCTACGATACTTTGGCAAGCAGTGATGGTTTTGGATACATCGCACAACTTGCCGGGTATGCAAAGGCTTCAGGAAAACAAGCAGGTGGCTGGTGGGTTGTAAACAAAGCCAACGGTGACTTTAAATATGTGCCAGCTAAATGGATGGACGTAGATAAAGAAATTGAAAAGGTAGAAGAGACTGTTGCTAAACTAAAAGAGAATAAGTTTGAACGGTGTTTTAAACCAGAAAAAGAAACATTCAGAAGGGAAGAAACAGGTAACTTAGTACTCAATAAGAATTGTACTTTTTGTTCGTTCAAGTATGATTGTTGGCCTGAGATTATTGAAAGACCAGCAGTTAAGTCACAGGCCAAACAGCCTAAGATTGTTCAGTACATTAAGTTATCGGAAGAATACGATGCCGCCTAACTTTAAACAATTTAAAGCGGCACGTAAGTATGGGTATCGGTCAGGCTTAGAGGTGAAGATATCTGACTATCTCAAGGGGTTAAACATTGACTTCGGATATGAGTGTGTTAAGATTGAATGGGAAGACCTAGCCTACCGTACCTATACGCCAGACTTTATACTTCCAAACGGCATTATAATTGAGTCAAAAGGAATGTTCACGGCTGCAGATAGACGTAAACATTTAGCAGTCAAACGGCAGCATCCTAATCTTGATATACGATTTGTCTTTGAGAACAGTAGACGTAAGCTACGTAAGGGTGCTAAGTCTACCTATGGAGAGTGGTGTGATAAGTATGGTTTCAGATGTTATGACCGCATCATTCCAGAAGATTGGCTAAAAGAAAAAGGCAATAATAAACATCCAAAATTTATTAAATTTGGTGGTAGCAAGATAAAAAGGAGAAAGTGAACATGGATAATATTAATTACGATAAAGTAGAACCACAAGACTTTATTATAAGAGTTAGACCCTACTTAGATGATGAAGGCTCTTGGAATGGTGAGATTGATGTTGCTGTTGTAACACAGCCCGAAAACAATTTAAGTGATGATGACTACTTTCAAATGATGCACTTTTGTAAAATGCTAGCGTCAACAATACCTGTCATGGAACTAAACGAAGACTTCAGAGAATTAGTTCACAATTATGTTGTTGAGACTGTTGACAAAGAGTATGAAGTTGAGTTAGAAAGTAAGCCAAAGATTGTTGGTGAAGAAGGTAACGTAGTAAAAATTGACTTCAACACAAGCACTAAAGGTAGCGCATAATGACTTCTTACTATAATATAATGAAAGAGATAGAGAGTGGAAAAATGAAAGTAGTTGATACAAATAAAGATGAAATGGTAAACAGCCCACCTCACTACAATCAAGCTGGCATTGAATGTATTGATGCCATTGTAGCAGCTACAGGTGAAGGTTTTGAGTATTACCTACAGGGTAATATTATGAAATACGTATGGCGTTATCGTTACAAGAATGGCACTGAGGACTTAAAGAAAGCACGTTGGTACTTAGACAAGTTAATAGAAGAAGTAGAGGGCTGCTATGATGATAAGAGTTAAGATGTTCATCACTATGGATGTAGACCCAGAAGATTATCCTGTACCTGCTGATGAGAATGTATCAGAAGAGGTAGAAGAAGGAATACAAGAATACTTCTATGATATAGAAGGCATACACATTAAAAACATTAGAACCATACAGGAGTGACCCCATGTTAAGTAATCATTTACCTACAGACTATCAGAACTTCATTGCGTTATCTCGCTACGCAAGGTGGAAAGAAGATGAGCAGAGGCGTGAGACTTGGACTGAAACAGTTTCACGTTACTTTGATTACATGGAGAGCCATCTAAAGGCAAACCATAAGTATAAGTTACCAGTTGAACTGCGCCTAGAGTTGGAAGATGCGGTGCTGAACCAAGACATCATGCCAAGCATGAGAGCCTTAATGACATCTGGACCAGCACTGGACCGTTGCCATGTAGGTGGATACAATTGTTCATACGTACCCATTGATAGCCCACGTGCATTTGATGAGACAATGTACATCTTAATGTGTGGCACTGGCGTTGGCTTCTCAGTAGAACGTCATCACGTTGAGAAGTTACCTATT